CCCTCGACGGGCTCGCCCCACCAGTTCGTGGGCTGCTCCTCGTAGATGTCTCCATACATGGTGATCTCGGCATAACTGCCGTCCACCGTGGCCATCGTATAGACCTTTTTCGAGATGCTGACGGCGGGAGACTTTCGCCCAGCTCTCTTTGCCGGAATACTCATGCGCATTACCTCTTTTCTTTCCAGATATCGCTTGACGGAATGTAGGGACTGTTCAGCCACTCGCGGATTCCCGCGCGGCAGTTCTCGTTGCAGCGGCGCTCCATGTTCTTCGGGCAATAGGCGCAGTAGTCGCTTGCATAGTTCCAGATGGCGAGCGCCATGCTCCGCACATTCAGGCTCTGCAGATGCTCGAAGTTAGTCTTCATCGCCGTCACCTTCTTTCGGCGATGCCGATACAACGGTGACCTTGTTGCCTCCTGCCTGTGTCAGCAGCTCGTTTTCACGCTGCAGCTGCTCCACGTTCTCCTCCCAGTCGCCGCCGCTCATTTCGCGGCTGACCTGCTCGTGGGTCTTGATGGCGTTGTCGATCAGCATGAGGGCGGCTTCCGCCTCCTTCTTGGGGTCAAGGCTGCCCTGCACGGGGCCGATCCAGCGCGCGCCGCACCATGCCTCCCGCACAAGGGGGTCCGTGAAGAAGCCGGGGGCGTTGATGCGCCCCAGAGCGACCGCTTCGGCCAGGAACATCTCATAGACCGGCTGGCAGAAGTCGTCCACAAACCACTTCCGGCGCATCTTGAATGCCTCCCACGCCTCCAGCAGCGCGCCTCGGCTTGCGGAATAGGAGCTGTTGAACTCCTTGATCAGCACATCGTAAGGCAGCTCTAAAGCTGCGCCGACCAGCTTACACAGCGTCTTGACAAAGGTCTCAAAGCCAGCGGTGGGGATGTTCGGATTGCCGAAGTTGACCTTTTCCCCTGGGGCGAGGTGCGTCACCGTACCCGGTCCCATCTCGTACTCGTTGTCATCATCGGAGATGTTGTTCGCCATCGGTCCGCCGTCCGCGTTGACCTCGGCGGGGACGCCGGCAATATCTCCTGCGCCTACCTCGTTGAAGGGTGTATCGGAGGGGTCGGTCTCCGTTTCGATCCACGCGGTGAAGAAACTTTGCACCAGCGCCGCCATCAGCTCGGATTCTGTATAGCGCCGGAGCTGGAGCAGCGGCTCGATGACCTGCGCCAGGTACGGAACACCGCGGTACTGGTCCGGGCGCTCGCTGTCCATGATGTGGAGAATGTTCGGCAGGCCGGTCTTGGCGCCGTAGGCCTCCACGCGCTGCCACTTCTGCGGCTCGCTGGTGATCTGGTGCGGGTAGGTGTTGCTGATGTGATAGGCGACCACGCGGCCGTTGCTGTCCACCTCCACGCCGTCGTAGACCTTGTGGCCTGCGCCAGGCTTTCCCTCGGGGATCTTGCCCTCCACGAAGCCGCCGATGGTGACACCGCCGCCATATTCGCTTGGCGTGCAGGCGCGGTCCGCCTCCACGATGTGTAGCCGCAGGGTATAGGGGTTTAGTGGTGTTGCCGGGTATCGCTTGACCAGCGCGAACACGTCGCCGCTGAGCAGCCACGACTTCAAGGCGAGCTGCTGCAAGCTCTCAAAATTGTTCAGCCCCAGCGCGTCGCAGTTCTGCTTTTTCCCGGCCCACAGCCGGAATTCCATCTCCGCCGTGTGCTGCCACTTCTTCGCCGCCTCCGGGGAGATGCCCAGCACCTCGCGGTCTACGGATGCCTTGAGCGTCAGCCCTGTTCCGATGACCTTGGTGCGGTTGGTATTGATTGCCGCCGTTGCCACAGGAGCGGCCATATAGAGCATTCGCGCTCTCTGCCGCAGGGTGGCGTTATTGCGGTTGATGTCCTCATTGGGAGCGCCGCTGTCCGGAACAAATCCCTTGAGCGCCCGCCGCGTCAAGCTGGCCCCGGCCTCGCTGTACCCCTTCGCCTGCGGCGCTGCTGCGCGGCGGCGGTTTTTCTTATTGCTCAATGCTTATCGCCTCCCGTTTTCGGAAATAAAAACAGGCGGCCCGGCGGCGAAAGGAGCAAACTCCGCCAGGCTGCCTGTGCAAAAAGCCCTTTCGGGCGCTTTGCCGGTATCATTTTCGTGGCCCCACGAAAAAGGTCACCAGTCGCGGGGAACGATGCCGAAAGCCTTTCTTGGCTTGCGGCCGTTCAGCTCCGCGAGCAGTTCGTCGACCTTCTTCTCCGCGTCCTCGATCTCGTCCTTCAGATCAGGCAGGTCGAAGCGCGTCAGCTCCCGGTCGTCGATGACATAGCTTTTCACGCCGCCGTCCACAAGGGCCAGATACGCGGCGCGCAGTTTGGAAAGGGCGCTCTGCCAGAAGTCCAGCCGCGCCCGCAGTTCAACTTTATCCATATCGGACACCTCACCAATCATCGTAGTATTTCTTACCGCTCCTGCGCTTCGGTCTCTGCCTGGCGGCGGGAGGCGGCGTGACAGGCGTTGCAACTGGGGTGGGAGCGCGTTTGCCGCCCGCCTCCTTTAGCCGCCTGTCTATCTCGTCCAGGTTCTTAGGCAGCGCCTTGAACGCCGCCAGCGCATAGTTGCGGCAGTCCAGCGCCTCGTTGCGCTCGTGGCCGGGGATCTTCTTCCACTGCCACGGCTGCTTTTTGTTGGGGTCGTAGACCTTGACCTCGGAGAGCAGCCCCGTAAAATAGCCGTAGTCATCCCGCTTGGGGAAGTGGCAGTATTTCACTCCCGGCGTCTGTACGCGCAGGTTGTCCATGATGACCTCTTTGCCGGAATCAACACCGATCTGGTACTGCCAGCAAGTGCCGACCGTCGTCTGCTTGATGATAATCTTCTGCTTTTTCGGCGGCGCGGTGTAGGGCTTATCGCTGCCGGGCATGCCCTTAATGCAGAACACCTTTTTGCCAAGTCGCGCCCGGCATTGCATGCGGACCTCCTGTGTGAAGTGTCCGCCCTCGTCCACAAAGGACATTGACATTTTCAGTCCCACGCCGTTCTCGAAGCGCAGAACGCGGTCAAATACCAGCTCGTCCAGCTGCGCCCATACGGCATCATCATCGGGCCGCCCCATGACGATGCCCTTCTCAATGCCCCAGGTTTCTCCAAAGTGGCCGTGGCCGACGATCTCGTATTCCATGCGGTCGTCCTGTGTATCGACGCCGGCCGTCAGAACAAGCACGCCCTCCGGCAGCTCGGCGGGGTATTCCTCCCGGCGCGCCATCAGACTGTCCTCGTCCTCCAGGTCGCCGCGATCCTCCCACAGCTCGCCGAAGCAGGTGTTGTAGACGACCTGCATCTTGCGGGTGCTGCCGATGGCGTTCAGGTATTTCAGAATGATGGATTCCCAGCTCGCCCACTGGCTGACAAAGGCGTTCAGCCAGAACGAGCGCGTGCCCTGCTCATAGGCGGCGGGGTTGTCCGCCTCCCATCTTGCCGGGGCGCGCTTCATTTCCGCCTCGGTGGAGATGCAGCCGCAGCCGGGACAGGCATAGCAGACGCTGCGGACCTTGTAGGTCTTTTTCCCTGCGACGATGATCTCGTCGTGCTCAAAGCGGATGTCCGCCCATTGGATCTCGTGATACTCGCCGCAATGAGGGCAGCGGGATTTCCACCGCTCCATCGTGCCGGTCGCGTAGGCGGCTTCAATGGCGCTGGCGTTTTTGACGGTGGGCGTGGACACCTCACCGCTTTTCGCGTTGTAGAATGTTGTCTGCCGCGCCATCGCCAGATCCCACGGGTCGCCCTCGTTACCGGCGGACAGCGCCCAGCGGTCGCGCTCGTCGCCCAGCACATAGCGAATGGGCTTTGACGCCAGCGCGTGGGCCTCGGTGGAGCCGCACATCGTGAGGATGCCTCCGGGGTAGGTCTTTTGCAGAATGGTGTTGCCGCTGTCGCGGCTCTTTGGATCGCTGACCTTCTTACGTAGCGTGGGGCAATCGCGGATCATCGGCGCGATGCGGAGCTTGGAATACTCCTTTGCGTCAATGGTGGTAGGGTGGACAAACAGGATCG